ACCATGACAGCGTTCTGTACTTCAGGGGCCAGCTTGTCAAAAGTGACGTTCATCGGATCGGATTCAGTCTCAACCGGGACAAAAGAAGCAGACTCCTCATCCCAGCGGTTTTCCTGCATATATTCAGCATCCCATGAATCGAGGGCAGGGCGGGGTATACCAGGTTTATCCTCGCAGACAATAAATTTATAAGCGCAGTCCTGAGCAGCCGGATAATGTTCCAGGAATTGCCAGTGAAATTTTGCTCGAGCACGGCGTTCGTCGCCAGCTTCAATGGCTGTGGCTACAGCCACAGCGCCTTCTTCCCTTGTTGCCAGTTCGTCAGGAATAGCGGCGCAAATAAAGACTTTACTCATTTTGTTTTAACCTCATGACAGATTTAAGGATGAACAAATCCCTGCCATTGCTGGCATATAAGAATGAAACCGGATATTTATTACGGAACTGTTTTAAAGACCTGCCGGGATTTCGATATTATCCTGGTGAATAACTTTATCGACCGGGTAACAGTTACCGGGAATTTTCTGTTCGGTTGCTGCAGTCATACACTCCTGCATTGTCCTGTGAACACTGACTGCAATATCAACTGGCACTCCGGAAACAAGAAAAACTGTCAGAACAAGCGCAAATGCTGAATTCATTGTGCACATCCTTTTGGCATCAGACGTAAACGAGCCAGCATTGAAACAATGCATATTTTATTTAATAGCTCCCGTTCTTGTTTTCTCTTGTTAATGGCATCTTCAGTAAATACAGGGTTACTGATAGTGACACCAATTTCAAAACAACCTTCAGACGTATTAACGTTTGGTAATAACGTTTTCATTATCGCGCCCTCAACAATGAGTTTTGTGATGCGGTGCCTGGTGCCTCCAGGTGACGTTAACCAGTTAACAATTAACGCCGGATACAGAGAATCCACCCATAACACTGTTTTTGGTTTTAACTGTTCCGCGTGCGCTCAGCCGCATTCACCACATCACAAAATTCACTTTAAAAAGGGCGGCAGAGCAGTCACGGAGTAAAACTGATACCGCCAAACGTCACCAGAAAATTGATAACAGAGGGCGTTGCAGCGGGGTTGTCACTTAAGCGTATGGTCAACCTGACAACCCGGTGTCCTCAACGGGGAAGGAATAACCCCGCCATACTTACCGCCGCGCCATTTCGCGGGTTGCCACAACCGGAAGCGCACGGTCGACGAAAATTTAACGACAGGCTATCTATGAACCAGCTACCTCGCCGTGCGCTTTCGCGTTATGGTCTGACTTTTCAGGGAAATATCCTTTCAGTAAACTGTCAGTGCCGGATGCTCACCCGTGTCCGGCGCACGCACTCCACCTCACCCGTGGAGAACTCCTTAATTACCAACCTTAGCTTCGTTGGTTAGCTATTAACGCGGGTATGTAATCATTCTGGCAATGCTTAATGCCGCTGCTTTTTCCAGATTGGTGATATCCTGCTCCAGAGAGAACAGATTTTCAGCCTGCTTAGCCCTGGCTTCATTAGCCCATTTCAGATCCTGCGCTGCATTAATTTTCTGGTGCATCCACTCATAAAGTTCATCATCGGTATAGTCTGGCGCGATGATAACGGGTTCTCGTTTCTGCATACTGATTCCTTGCGGTGCTGTTTCGCTTATCAGCCGTTAGATTTTGCCGAACTGGAAAGCGCCTGTTTAAATTCGCTGAAGCTGAGAGCTTCTTCGCCTTCGGCAAGGCCTTCGAAGTATTCTTCGTAAGCCTTTTCCATGATTGTGTCGAAATCCATATCACCCACCTGAATTTCTTTCCAGCCAGCGACGCGCTCCAGATTCGGTTTTAAACGTTTTGCTTTTGGTATACGTCATTGCGGTGAACGTGCCGTCCTGGTTTGGAAACACGCCGTACACCAGAGATTCGTTGTTGCCAAGATCGATAGTATCCATGCTGACCTCATTTCCCCTTAACGCCGGGGTAGCGGAACTGTTTGCTGAGAACACCGTGCGGTGTCTTGATGGAAAATAATTTAGAATAACCTAACATGAGAGGCAAGTGTTTTTTGTTAGATTGATCTAACAAAAAGGGTGGGCGCAACTAATCACTTGAAAAGAATGTTATTTTATTGATTTATTTTTACGCGCTTTAAGCATTTCTTCGAAGAGTTTGTTGAAGTTTTCTACTCTTGCGCGCATTTCAGACAGCAAGGCTTCCTGCTCGGAAGATGGAAGAGCATCGAATAATTCGATCAATTCTTTGTGGTTGGGAGTTAGCTCTGTTTCCACATGAAGTTCTTGTGCAGGCACTGGTGCCTTGTCTTCGTCACCAAACATTAGCCATGTAGGTGAGCACTTCAGAGCATCCGCTAAAGCAAACAATCGTTTTCCGACTGGCTGGGTTTCGTCTCTTTCCCATTGTGAAATTGTGACGTGAGCAACTCCAGCGAGGCGCGCGGCTTCTCGTTGTGTTAAGCGTAATTCTTTTCGTCGCGCCAGAACTCGCTGGCCCAGGGTTCTTGTATCCATAGTTAGGTAATTCTAATTTTTCTTGACTTAGGTATCCCGCGCACAATAATGTTAGAAAAGTCTAACAAGAGGGGGATTTGATGCTTAAAGTTGACGCAATTACTTTTTTTGGCAGCAAAACAAAGCTTGCCAATGCCGCAGGAGTGAGGCTGGCAAGTGTTGCTGCTTGGGGGATACTGGTTCCTGAAGGTCGCGCGATGCGTCTACAGGAGGCATCTGGCGGGGAGCTTCAGTATGATCCCAAAGTTTATGATGAATATCGTAAGACGAAGCGGGCGGGGCGGTTGAACAATGAAAATCACTCCTGAACAGGCTCGTGAGGCTCTGGATGCCTGGATATGTCGACCAGGAATGACACAGGAGCAGGCGACGATATTAATCACTGAAGCATTCTGGGCTTTGAAAGAGCGCCCGAACATCGATGTTCAGCGTGTCACAGATGAAGGTGGCGCGGTTGATCAGCGAGCGCTTGGTGTTAATCGAGTGAAGATATTCGAACGCTGGAAGGCTATCGACACCAGGGATAAGCGTGAAAAGTTCACGGCGCTAGTGCCTGCGATTATGGAGGCTATCCGGATTAGTGATTTCAGGTTGTATCGTGAAATTACTGACGGAAAAAGCATCACGTGCATGATCGCCGGGTTAAACAAAGAATATGGCGATGTGGTGGAGTCCGGACTGCTTTTTGCTGATCCTGCCGTAGTGGATCGTGAAACTGACGAACTTATAGAAAAAGCAATTGCTTTCAAGCTTGCGTATCGACAGCAATACCAACAAAAAGCTGGATGGAATTATGAGCCTTCTTTTTGCTGAACGCCCACTGGTTATAAACACGCAGCTGGCAATGAAAATTGGCTTAAACGAAGCCATTGTTTTGCAACAACTGCACTACTGGTTGAGAGATACCAACTCCGGCATGGAATGTGATGGTGTTCGCTGGATTTATAACACAACGGAACAATGGCTGGAACAGTTCCCATTCTGGTCAGAGTCAACGTTAAAGCGCGCGTTTGCAAGTCTGAAAACGCTGGGGCTTTTGCGTTGTGAAAAGCTCAATAAATCAAAGCGCGATATGACCAATTTCTACACGATCAACTATGGGAGCGAGCTTTTAGATGGTGGCAAATTGAGCGAATCCATCGGTTCAAAATGCGCCGCTCCATCAGGTCAAAATGACACGATGGAAGAGGTCAAAATGAAACGCTCCATTGATTCAAAACGACCCAATGTCATCGGGTCAAAATGGCCTGATGATCTTACAGAGAATACAACAGAGATTACTACAGAGAATAAAAACACTTTTCGTCCGGAAGCTTCGCAACCGGACCCGCAGACGACTGAACAGGATTTTTTAACCCGGAACTCCGACGCGGTTGTGTTTAGTGCGAAAAAACGCCAGTGGGGTAGCAGGGAGGATTTGGCGTGTGCGCAGTGGATCTGGGGGCGGATCGTGGGTCTCTACGAACAGGCAGCCAGTGATGATGGCGAGATCATGCGACCAAAAGAGCCTAACTGGACTGCCTGGGCCAATGACGTGCGCACAATGCGGATGCTGGATGGCAGAAGCCACAGACAAATTTGCGAAATGTTTGGTCGGGTTCAGCGAGATCCATTCTGGGTAAAAAACATCATGAGCCCGTCAAAGCTCCGCGAAAAATGGGACGAACTGGTCATCCGCCTGGGACGTTCACCTGTACAGCGTTGTGTTAATCATATTTCTGAACCGGATACAGAAATTCCGCCTGGTTTCAGAGGATAAGTGTTGATTTCAGGTCATGAGGTAATTTTAAGGGGGACTTGTGGCAAAAGTTTTTACACAAGAAGAGCGGGAAAAAATTAAATGGCAGGTGGTGGAACTCGTGCGCCAGAGCGGCCGTGAGACGTTACGGCAACTGGAAGCTAAAACAGGTGCGACTAGATATCTGATGAGCGTTCTTGCCAGAGAGCTGGTAGCCAGTGGCGATGTATACAACTCCGGCTACGGGTTATTCCCCTCTGAACAGGCGCGTAAGGACTGGCAAAACGCCCGCAAAAAACTCTCGAGGGCAAAGGTGAAGAAACCTGCTGTGGTTGATCCGGACCTTATCTGGTCATCACCTGACGGAGAAATACGTCGCTACGACAGTCGCCTAAACATAATCTGTCGCGAGTGCCGGAAGAGCGAAGTTATGCAGCGCATACTGGCTTTCTATCAGGGTAATTTTCAGGACGTGGCGCAGTGAGTGCACCGGCAACCATTCTTGATATGTGCTGTGGCAGCCGCATGTTCTGGTTCGATAAGTCTGACGAACGGGCGATATTTAGCGATATCAGAAAAGAAGGATACACATTACGCAATGGGAGACGCTTGATTATCAGCCCTGACATTATCGCAGATTTTCGTGCATTATCATTTGCAGACGCATCTTTTTCGATGGTTGTATTAGACCCTCCGCATCTTGAGCGTGTTGGTGATAACGCCTGGATGGGAAAGAAATATGGACGGCTGAATAAAGATGCCTGGCGTGATGATTTGCGACAGAGATTTAAAGAAGCTTTTCGGGTGTTGAGGCCGCACGGCGTTCTGATTTTTTAATGGAATGAAACGCAAATACCGGTAAGCCAGATTCTGGCACTGACAGATAGAAAGCCTGTTATCTGTCAACGAACAGGGAAAAAACGATAAAACCCACTGGATTATTTTTATGAAAGAGGCATCCAGTGAGTAGATTCGTAAGGTTACAGATACGTATATCTGAATAATTAAATTCAGTTCTGTAAATAAAACTTAATCCTTAACCGGATGGATTTCTGCACCCTCAGAACATCAGGAGGCCGCCCGAAAGGGCGGTAGTGAAATGCGAAAGTTCAAAATTATTATTGAAACGGGAATAGCTGGTGGAGATTTTGAGGATGTATTCGAAGTGGACGATGACGCAACACCTGATGAAATTCATGACGGAGCATAAGAAATTTTCTTTAACTACTGCAATTACTCATACCACGAAATAAAAGACGATGAGGAAGAACAAAGTGGCTGATTTTTGTTCAGCTAAATATAACATCAGTTTTGAAGAGCGGGATGAACTATTAATGGACTATGGTGAGTTACGCGGTGGAAGTGCTGCTGATGTCGAATCCTAGCGTGATGACTATGAAGCGGGAAAAACTCCGGTCGAAGCATATTGTGATGAGTGGGGCGATGAATGAGCGAGATTAATTATCAGGAAGGGCATGAAACGGCGGGGCAAGCAAAACCAGTGACATGGCGATATCGCTACGTGAAAAAAGGCGTTACGGACTTTCAGGGGAAGTAGTGGTCTGGTGACTGGAAATATGTACCGAAAAAAGAGGATTGTAACGACAGGCCGAACTATCAAATTCAGGCCTTATTCACTGCCTCACCAGTCCCGGTTACATCAGAAGAATTGGTTAAAGCTGTGCACTTTTATGAACAACTAAAACGCGAAAATCCACCAACATCCGGCAACTAGATTAATGGGTTAACTATGTCGGTTAAACGACCAGCCAACTGAAAAAGCGGAAACCTGATTACAGGTTGCCAGATAAGGCAATGAGCTACCTGGCGCGGAACGGACTGATAAGTATGGGGAATGTTTTACGATGAACCTTTAGACTAAAGAGTTTGTAACGCTATGTAAGTGATTTTTTCTGGTTTAGATATTTATATGTCCGGCCAAATTGAGGTGTGTTTAAATGTAATTGCACATTGATTGTAGGAGGAATAATGAAAAACGCATTGCAGTTTTTGTTTGTTGCGTTCTGGTTGTTCGCATCATGTATGCCCATCATCTTCACAGCAAGGTATATGGAAAAAGTTGATGTTTTGATATTAATATTTGGATATATAAATGCCCTTTTTTTAGGGGTGTTCATGGCGGTCATGTGCATTGAATACTGGCGGTAAATACAGCGAACTCCATTGGTTTAGTTGGATATTTACTGTGCTGGACAAAAACGGTTTGCGGGGAAATCTTAGTTAAGTAGAATGACTGCGGGTGCTTGAGGCTATCTGCCTCGGGCACGAACACCAACGGCAGGTAGAGAAAAGCCCCAGTTAACATTACGCGTCCTGCAAGACGCTTAACATTAATCTGAGGCCAATTTCATGCCAGACAAATGTAGGTTAGCCTCTTACGTGCCGAAAGGCAAGGAGAAGCAGGCTATTGTTAACACCAAGCTGTAATGTCCCCTTTGAACCATTCTAAAATGTCCCCAGACAATTCTCTGGGGGATTTTTCATGACCAAAGAAACTGTTACGATGAGTCATAAGGAACTCCACCGACTTCAGATTATTCAGGAGTCAATTAATCGACATATTACTCAGGAACAAGCTGCGGCACGCATTGGCATTTCTATTCGGCAGGTTAAACGTCTGGTGCAACGGTATAGAAATGAAGGGCCTTCTGGTCTGGTTTCCCACCGACGTGGAAAGCGTCCTAATAATTCCTTTTCTACTGAATTCAGAGCAACAGTAATTTTACTCCTCAAAGGCCGTTACGCTGATTTTGGACCTACGTTTGCGTGCGAAAAATTGCGCGAGATACACGGTTTATCTTTATCCGTTGAAACTCTCAGAAAGTGGATGATAGAAGAGGGGGGTATGGCGTGAACGCCGTCGTAAAATTGCCCGTATATATCAACGCCGCATGCGACGACCATCTTACGGTGAACTGATCCAGATTGATGGCTCACCTCATGACTGGTTTGAAAATCGAGGCCCCAGATGTACACTGATCGTTTTCATTGATGATGCCACCAGTGCGTTGATGGCGTTGCGTTTTGTGCCTGCTGAAACAACCCGGGCTTACATGGAAACCCTCCGGGGTTACCTTAATGATCATGGCGTACCGCTCGCTCTCTACTCTGATAGACACAGTATATTCAGGGTAAATAACCCAGAGCGGGAAGGTGAGCTGACCCAGTTCACTCGTGCGATAAAGACACTGGGCATCGAGCCAATCCATGCCAACAGCCCGCAGGCAAAAGGGCGGGTAGAGCGCGCCAATCAGACACTACAGGACAGGCTGGTCAAAGAAATGCGGCTTCAGAATATCAGTGATATTGAAACAGCAAATGCATGGTTGCCGACCTTTATTGAAGCCTATAACAACCGGTTCGCTACGTCGCCTCGTACTACTGATAATGCTCATCTTGATGTGCACCATTCTGAAGAGGAACTGGGTTATATCTTCAGCCTACAGGCGAAGCGCGTTCTGTCTAAAAATCTCACTTTCCAGTACAAAAGCAGTGCGTTTCAGGTACGCAGTGAGGGCCGGGGATATCGACTTAGGCATTCGGTTGTTACTGTATGCGAGAACTTTGACGGTGAAATTAACGTTCTGTATGACGGGAAAGCGCTGGGCTGGGAAAAGTATGTTGATGGCCCGGAGCCTATACCACTGGATGATGAAAAGAGTGTCCATGAACGAGTGGATAATGCCCGTATTGATTTACGCTCAAAATACTATGTTAAACCTAAAGCTGACCATCCCTGGCTTACGCGCCGAACGCAAAGTCATCAGCAAGTTAAGCCCCCGAAGTTACCTAAAAAGAAGCCTGATCCCGATAAAAAAGATTGAAACCAAGATCGATTCGGTTGAGTGCATATCCATTCATAGGGTAGATTCTTAAGTCGCGTTTCTGGTGTTCATTTTCGGGTGGTTTGTTACTTGTTTTACCGGGGATATGCCAGAAACGCGCTGAGTCAGTCTGGGCGGTGCGCGTAATGAGGCGTTATGGTAAATAGCCTATGCTAATGTCCGCTAAGAGCAAGAAGCGGAAGTTGGCAGTTTTGTGGACTGTCCCCACAAAAGTGACTACAGAAATAGTTGCAATTCATAATTGATCATGGGTTGTCAGTTAAACTCGTGGCGATTTAAATAGACTAATTGGGAGTGCGTCCATTACTTATATCTTGTAATGTTAACTATCAGAAATGATACAAAGATAATATGTCTTTAAAGAAAAGGCTGATGGCGAAAAGTGGCCCGATGAGGGCCACAATACGGCTGTCACTTAGACGTAAATATCAATGGTGCCAGCGGTATTTGTATCGTCTTTTTTCTCTTCTTTTTTATCAGGCTGAACTGTCGCGTCTTTATTCTTTTTCTCTGCCTGCTGCCTTAACAACTGCTCCAGTTGAGCCCTGAGGCTTTCAATTTGCTTCTGTACCAATGCAGCCATTTCTTTTTTCTGCTGTGTCGTCATCCCCTCTTCCGATGAGATTTTCCCAAGCTTTTCAGTCAGCACCTGAATTTGTCTTGTGATTTTGGCTATTTCTGATGTTCCTTCCGGGGCGGAGTTGTTTGAAATAACGGTTGAGGTATTTCCCTGAATTGTGACAGACATAGATTTCTCCTTTTAAAAAAGCACTATCGGCATGCACAAAAAAATCTTTAATCGTATTTCTTGTGTCATTAATTGTTTGATGTTCAGATTGTTTTCCTCGCGGGCTGGCGCGCCTCAGAAAGTAAAGCTTGTTGACAGGGGTAAACGTTCGGCAATAATTTTCTGCCGCATGCGGGTGTTGCATAAAACGTGCTACGTTCCTTTATCGACAGGTCAGGTCACCGCTCACCCGCCGACGAGAAAGCAACACTGACATGCTAAAGCAAAAAATAGATGAATAAGTTGAGTTGTGCATATGTAGCCTGACCGTCACAAAGTATATGGTGTCTGTACCAGTAAGATGATGGCCGGACTCTTTAAAAACGAGCTGACCTGCACAATACAGGATGGACTTAGCAATGGCTGCTCCTGGCACAAAGCGGACAGTGATCACCGTTCTTACGACTACTTTCTGACTTCCTTCGTGACTTGCCCTAAGCATGTTGTAGTGCGATACTTGTAATGACATTTGTAATTACAAGAGGTGTAAGACATGGGTAGCATTAACCTGCGTATTGACGATGAACTTAAAGCGCGTTCTTACGCCGCGCTTGAAAAAATGGGTGTAACTCCTTCTGAAGCGCTTCGTCTCATGCTCGAGTATATCGCTGACAATGAACGCTTGCCGTTCAAACAGACACTCCTGAGTGATGAAGATGCTGAACTTGTGGAGATAGTGAAAGAACGGCTTCGTAATCCTAAGCCAGTACGTGTGACGCTGGATGAACTCTGATGGCGTATTTTCTGGATTTTGACGAGCGGGCACTAAAGGAATGGCGAAAGCTGGGCTCGACGGTACGTGAACAGTTGAAAAAGAAGCTGGTTGAAGTACTTGAGTCACCCCGGATTGAAGCAAACAAGCTCCGTGGTATGCCTGATTGTTACAAGATTAAGCTCCGGTCTTCAGGCTATCGCCTTGTATACCAGGTTATAGACGAGAAAGTTGTCGTTTTCGTGATTTCTGTTGGGAAAAGAGAACGCTCGGAAGTATATAGCGAGGCGGTCAAACGCATTCTCTGAACCAAAGCATGACATCTCTGTTTCGCACCGAAGGTGACACTTCTGCTTTGCGTTGACAGGAGAAGCAGGCTATGAAGCAGCAAAAGGCGATGTTAATCGCCCTGATCGTCATCTGTTTAACCGTCATAGTGACGGCACTGGTAACGAGGAAAGACCTCTGCGAGGTACGAATCCGAACCGGCCAGACGGAGGTCGCTGTCTTCACAGCTTACGAACCTGAGGAGTAAGAGACCCGGCGGGGGAGAAATCCCTCGCCACCTCTGATGTGGCAGGCATCCTCAACGCACCCGTACTTAACCCGCTTCGGCGGGTTTTTGTTTTTATTTTCAACGCGTTTGAAGTTCTGGACGGTGCCGGAATAGAATCAAAAATACTTAAGTAGCGCGCAGGGATAAGAGGGATGGTCCCTTAAAGGGGAGAGCTAATTATCCGGAAGGATTCTGATGATGAACATCGAAGAACTGCGTAAAATTTTTTGTGAAGATGGCCTCTATGCTGTGTGCGTTGAAAATGGAAATCTTGTTAGTCATTACCGCATTATGTGTTTGCGAAAGAATGGGGCTGCGTTAATTAATTTTGTGGATGCTCGGGTCACGGACGGATTTATCTTGCGCGAAGGTGAGTTTGTCACTTCATTACAGGCATTGAAAGAGATCGGAATAAAAGCTGGCTTTTCTGCTTTTTCAGGAGAATAAACTCATCTACAATCTTGCGCGGGGCTGAACTCCCGCTGAGTAACTGAACCGCCCCGGGAATCCTGGAGACTAAACTTCCTGAGAAAGAGGTAAACAGGATGACTAAAAATACTCGTTTTTC